CCACACCAGGTGGCGCCCAATTTGACAATAATTAGACCAGGATTGTTCTCTAGGAGCCTTAAAAAATCAAATCTGCTGTTAAAATGCGTGATTATCGTCTTTTGTTCCGTTCTTACTTGTGTCATTACTTGTGTCATTAATTATATTATACATTTCGTATAAAATAATTTATAAGTTTTTCTTTATTAACTTTTCTTAGATTTTCTTTTCTTATTGTTGTTTTTCTTTTGACTAGATCTTCTTTTCTTAAAATAGTATTTCTTCTTTGTGTTTCTTATTCTTTTTGATTTGTTGCGTTTGGATTTGCGTTTACCACCTGCAGTTGATGGAACTAATGTAGCCATACCAGTATCCCGAGCTACTAAAAGCCTTGAAGTATCAGTCGGTTCAAACATTTCATCTTTTAATTGTATTAAATAATTTAAATTAGGTGGAACTTCAATAATTGAGACACCTTTTACAAAAGTTTTTTTCATGTAAACAAATTTGTCAACATTAATACGAACATGATCATTTGAAAATTGATTATTTTTAAATAATTTTTTTTCTTCTATTTGTGGATCATATATTGATGATTCTACTAAATTTTGTTTTTTTAAATTTTTTTTAATTATATCTTCTTCAATCGTTACAGTAGCATTATTTTTAAATTCTTGAATTGTATCATTCGCTTTTTTTTCATTTGCACGACTAAAATCAGCAAAACTTAATAAACACCGTCTAAATTTTCTTTCATTTTCACGTAAAATAGTTAAATATATGTTGTACTTTTCTACAAATTCTCTTACTTCTAATGGAACATCTAGACCCTGTGATCGATAATATGATTCTATTTCATCCATCTTTAGTAAATCGGGAGTAGCATGAGTTATTATTGAATTTAAATATGCAAAAAAAGGTGCAAATCTTCCTTTTGCACCACGAAGAAAACTAAATAATTCATTAGTTCGATCTCTTCCTGTAGTAGTAGCAACCATATTTATTAATGTTTGAAAATCCAAAAATCCACATTGAGGATAATGTGGGGTTCCACGAAATAAATTAAAAATAAAATTATTAAATAGTGTTTCAAAAGGATTAGAAATGAAATATGTTGGAAAATTATCTTGATGAAATGATATTTGATTTTGATCTCTATTATTATTAGCATCAAGTGTTCCAACACAAATATATGATTCAGGAATATTTTGACCAAACTTAAATTGCTCTAGATATAATACTCTTAATAATATTGTAGGTATTTTACCTTTTAGAAAATGAATTCTTGTTTCTCTTGTAAATAATAAGTGAACGATGTATGTGTTAGCATTTTGTTTAATTACAATAAATGCAGCTTGTGTTGAATCTAAATCTTTCAAATAATCTTTTTCAACAGCAGCATTTTTATGTTTTAAAGTTTCTTCTTTTATATCATGTTCTTCAATATCATCTTTTTCGGGACGATGGCTATATTTTAAAGTTTTTTTTTTGGTATAATCTTCTTCGGGATCATCTTCTTCGGGATCATCTTCTTCGGGATCATCTTCTTCGGAATCATCATCGGGAGCATATTTTTCGGGAGCATATTCTTCGGGATGTTTATATCTATAAGTATCACTATATAACCTTATATAACTCGGATTATTATCATACGAAGCAAACCTAGGAACTATTGAAGTTTGTGTTGCACGCTCAATATCTACTGCCTCAGTTCGAGGCAATGCACCATATTTTGTCCCTGTTATTCCAAATTTCATAGTATCAAAAAAAGTATTTATTCTTCCTTTAGTAAATTCTAATACTTTAATAAAAAAATTCATATTTATTTATCTACTATATAAGCATATAAAAACTATATCAAAACAATTTAAAATCGTTTTTGTAAAATAGTATATACCAAGTATGTTATTAAACATCCTATTTTCTATTTTCTATTTTACTAATGGTTCCATGGTGACCAAAATCGATAATCAATTTATAGATCCAAATTACGAACAAATAATCACTTCTTCTTTTAATTTATCAACCTTTAATTTGACCTCTTTTAATTTGACAACTTCTTTGAAAAAGAATAAATATGAAATTGCCAATTTTGTTAGTTCGCTAAATAAAATGTCTCATCCACCCATTGTTTTCCTTAATCAAAGAGAAAACTCGTTTTTAAAAGATCTAATTCAGATCTTACACGAGGATTATGATGCAACTAGTATTTATTTTTCTGCTGTCAATGAAGATCTATATGATTTTTCCGAGTCCAGCAAGTCTTACTGCTTGACCACCATTGAGTCTATGAAGCAGTATGGCGGATTTTCATTTAAGGATAAAGAAAAAGAAAAAGAAAAAACGGATAAAAAAGAAGTAGTAAAAAATAAAGGCGGGGCATTCTTATTCGCAGCGGCAGCTGCATTTGTGACCGGTGACATTATTACTCCCGTAAGCGTATTTCTTGATTCTGAATTGACTGAAAGAAATGATAGTTCTAAAGACTTAGACTTAAATCTCGTCTTTGATTATTCGCAAATTTACTGCATCAATACCTTTTCATTGTTTTTTGCTTTCAAAAGCAAAGAGCAATCGTTAACCATTTACGGCGACAAAATCAACTACGAATATTTTGTAAACTTTTTCAATGGATTGCAAGAAAACATTAAAACAAAAAACTTGTCGTCTGTATTTATGGAAAATATTATCGAACAACTAGAAGTGTTAAAAATGGTGGCTTCCAAGTTAGAACAATTGGTTGTCTTTGAGCTGCATGATAAACTAACAAGTTTGATAAAAGAAGGCAGTTCAGTTTCAAAAATACAGAAATATATTTCTAAAAAAGTTTCTGAATTAGTCGATCTGAAACAAATATTGGTCAAAGATTTCCCTATTTTGAAAGCTAATTACAAGGAAGAAGCGCGACTAAATGCAGTAAAGCGAGAAATTAATGCGCTAAAACACACAGACACATTGTTAAATGCAAGGCAGGATTCGGAACAAAAGGTTACCAAGGATGTATTGCAGAACGAATTAAATGGCAATGAATTCGAGGCTTTTGCCTTACTACATGTCTATGGGCCGCTAAAACGCACCACAAGTATGATTGTAAGAGCGGCAATAGCGCTACCAGAGGGCGTCGCGGTTGGCGGAATACAGGGCATATACGACTTCCTTTTAAGTCTTTTTAACATATTCTCTTTTAATCCTGTAACATCTGTTTTTATTACTGTTGGCGGCTTGGCTGTTATTTATTCGTCGGTTTCAACATTTTTCAGTTGGCTGTTGTTTCCGTTTCTTTTTTTAAAAAGAAAATGCTGTAATACGGGCTGTTAAATGCTTTATGGTCGCATTACGAAGGGCCTTTAAATATTTACCTTGATTAAATAATTTAATATTGTATTTATTTTGTATTAAATTATTACATTTTTTGAGATTATCGTCTCTTGGTATACCTCCTTTTTCTGCCTTTTCTTGTTAACCTTCGTCTCCTTATTCGGCGTCGCTTTAGAGTGGATTTTCTCTTTTTATAACGCCGTGATTTGCGACCGCCTTTATTTGTATTTGGATCGACAATGATTTGTTTTATCGGGTTAAAGTCGGAGGGTGTGTATCTACTGTCTAGTTTTCCTTTTCCTTTTCCTAGTACCCCCTCTTCTTGTGACCCCACTTTTCGTGAGTTTTTGTTGAACCCAGTAGGCATCAAGTCATTGCGACTAGCTTTGCCAAAAAAAGCGGCAGAAGTTTTTTCAATGCCGGCAAAAGGTCCCGCAGCCATTACATCTGACTCCGTATCCATCTTTACATCTGACCCCATAGATGACAGCGGACCCATCATAGCCCTTACTTCAGCAGCAGTTGATTTAATGTGTTCTTCATATTCAATCTCTTCTTCAACGGGTGGTAGAATCGGTCTGACACATTGACTCATAACATAATTAAATATGACTTTTTGCTCAGCATCAGTCAATTTCCCCCGGCTTATTGCGGTAAATATATTACCCTGGCTAGGCATGCTTTCATCGTAAAGGCGCCCCAATACTTGGTACACACAGTCGCTCATATCCCCTTGGAAATCTTGAATATAGACAAATTGTCTCTCATCTTCCTTTATATACCCAGTGTCAAGTAATATTTGTTTTTTTAGATTATAAGCAACAATATACGGATTTGGTCCAACTGGTTCATTGTAATTAGCAGACATTGAATTTGAGCTGGCGGGTAATTCGACCATTTTTTTCGACCCAACCATATCCGTATCTGGTAGTGAAGAGCTACCGTGCGAAGTATTGGGGATTCTTGGATTGTAACCGAATCCAGATTTAGCCGGTTTACTTTTTTGGCTTAAAAGCATATATAATATAAGAATTTGCATTCCATACTTTGGTTTTAATCTTGTTATAGCCGCTGGATCCGGAGGTTCGCCATCTAAAGCAGAAAGTTCCTCCATTATCTTACGGTAGCCGCCTAACGGCTTTATTTGACTTAGTTTGGTTAGAAAAGCATCCAAATTTCCTTCTATAATACGAATAATATTAACATCAAGGGCGCTGTCAGGAGGTATAAAAAGCCTGCTCCAAGCAGGCTCAACTGACATTTTAATGCCAAGCGTAGCATTAGCGGCGTCAATGTCATAAGCCGCTTCCAATATAGCATTTATAGCGGCATTTTCCGCTGTAGCCCAAATACCGCTATCGATCATTGCTGCCATCGCGGCATCAAAGTCTCCCCTATTTAATTTTACTGCCCAATCCCAACCTTTATCTATTCCAACAGTAATCACTGCAACAGTGGCTGCTTGAACAGCTAAGTCTGCGACTTTTTCGGCGTTAGGCATGGTCATTAATTGGCAAGCACCACTTGCTACAGTACTTGCAAGACTAACGGCAGCGCCTGCACATGTCGTTAGTGCTGCTACCGCTGATGTATACAATAAACTTCCAATAGCTGATATAGCAACCATACTAGGTCCAGCAACCATACTAGGTCCAGCGGTAGCAGTAGCAGCGGTAGCAGTAGCAGCGGCAGGCCCACTAGTTCCACTAAAAGCTCTTAAAAAAACTTGCGCTGCCTGAAGTCCAGTAGCAAATACAGTTTGAGCTATTAATCCAAATTGTATAGGAACAAATGCATTTATTACCGCAATTGCGACGCCTGCTCCAAATAAATATGTAGTAAAAGTTCGCCACCATTTAACATTTTGTTCAGTAACTGATATAAATTTCGATGGTACATTTATGGCCCGAGCTATATTGACAAGCTCAGCATTTAACCGTTCTAGACTACCTGGTTCTCTTAAACTTAATAACTTTAGTTTATCAGCGAGTTCAAACATTCTGGAGCTAATATCTGGATTATGGGTTTCAGCCATTTGTAGCAACGCGATTATTAACTCAGCGTTCTCATCATCGATTCCAGGGTTGAGACCATCGCCTGCTAATAAAGTGTCTTTAATTGCGGCCCAATCTGTTGGACTAACATACGCACTCATGTAATACAATAATCAGATATTTTAATCTATAGGAAGTTCCCTTAATAATTTTATAACTAGTAGATAAAATTATTTCTAAATTAAACGAACTGGCTAAATACCAGATACATCGGCGTCGCCGTCTTCTTCGTTTTTTTTGGCTTTTTTGTTTGATACAGCGGCGCCGTTACCCAAAGCTGCCGCTTCACCCAAAGCCGAAGAAGAACGAAAAAATTCGATATGTAAATAAGCGCCAAACAGTCTCTCAAAATCATTAGTTCTGCCTGTATTTCCTGTTTGTGAACTGTTGTAGCTATTGTTTCTTGTTAGATCTAAAGGATAACCCATGTCAATAAATCTTTGCATGGCAAGATAAACATTCGATGGTAATGGTTTTATGTGGCCGCTATAACCCGACGCTTTTGCAAGATATCCATTTTCATCTATAGTAAAATCGCCTCCGCTCATAATTTTTTCCGATTTGGCATCAAATAATAAAGAATGGGGTAATTCGTTACCTAGAGATTGTTTTAATTCTTCAAAGGTAATTACCCTTTCATTATAAAAATATAACATAATTGATGGAAAATAATAATATGGATTTATATTCCCTGTATCGGGAATATATCTTATTTCATCATTTTCCATTAAAACAAATTTATATTTTCCTCGAGGAACAGGGTGGTCATCAGAATTCATCGCTCTACCATTTTGAGCTAAACCTAGTATATAAGTCTGAATTTCAACTATATTGGCGTTTGTAAGATCCTTAGGAAGGTCTGGACCAAAATTAGCATTATTTTCTTTAACATGCTGTAAATTTCCAGCAGGTCGTCGTTCATTATTCGCAAAAAAACCTGGAGGAACTTCGCAAAGCTTGCCGATATATTCAGACCAGAGAGGAATTACTTCTTTATTTGCGGGGGCGTTGCGCCAAGTAAATACATAATCTACCTCCTTAGGTATGATAATAGGATCAAAATCAGGACCAACCATATTTATATCATATTCTGACAAGCCCTGGTAATGACCGGGTTTAAATTGGCGCTTGTTGTGTTCATACATTAAATTACCGCGTGGTAGTGCTAAATCGGTTATTTCTTTAGGTATTCTTTCCGCGTCTGCGATTCCAGTTCGATGTGGTTTCATACCACCCCATCCTTTATACTTCCTCGTAACCCTATTTCTTCTTCTATTTGAAACGCGTTTTGTAACCCTATTTCTTCTTCTTCTCGAATACTTATTTCTGCTTTTTGTTCTATTTCTCTTACTTTTATAGCCCATATTGTCTTTATATATTATGATAATACATTTTTCATAGTCAGCATTCTAAATTCTTAAAAGTCGCTTATAAAAGTCGCTTATAAAAGTCGCTTCTAAAGTCGCTTATAAAAGTCGCTTCTAAAGTCGCTTTAAACAAAAAGATGTTTATTTGTCTTTAAATAGTGCTCCAATTCCGCAATATCAATCTCATTCATTACGACATGTGCTTCCCAAAAATATCTACAATACGCCCAAACAAAGTCGCAATCCGACTTATACCAATCCCTAAAGGTGGTTTGTAAAACCTGTCCTAAATTCTTCGGCAAAAGCGATAAACTATGTTTCGGCAAAACATAACACAATTGGACAATTTCTGTCACCGGATTAAACGGCTTGACTGGAACAAACTCTGTCGGAAATACCGGCACATGCTTAATCAAGTCCTGTAGCAACGGCGGATAACTGTATTTATATTGCCAGCGCCAGTCCGCACACCCCGTCGTGTAATATTTCATTGTCCATTCCAGGCCCTGTAAATAATTGATTGCTACCTCTTTTGTTATTTGACCAGTGGTATCAGACCTAATTCCCAACAGACCTCTGTAATACCGTTGCTGCCAACAAGGTTTAAATGGATTTATATATTTCTCTAGTTCGCGCTCTGTAGTGGGGCATAATTCGAATTTCTTGAATTCATCATCTTGTAAAGTAGTTTTATTCGCATTTTTGCGAATATTGTTTCCCCCTCGGTCTCTCTGCTTGTGCTCCGCGATAATATATTGCTCTTCCTGCTTCGCTAAAAAGGAGAGCAGTTTTCTTACATTGCTCCAATTAATGGTTTGGCCGTTTGTTAAAAACTCGTCGACCTTAATCGTCGCCTTGTATGCACTTAGCATCTTATCTATGCCGCCGGTGCGAATATTAATTGCCGGAAAATGCGGCAAAAAATCGTTACCTAGAAAGAAGCAGATGAAAATATAGTCATATACTTTGTTATAATTCGATTTCAAACGCAGAGATAAATCTAAATCTAAATCTTCATTTACTTCAATCACATCATTATTAGAACACATGCGCGAAATAATAACATTTGTCAGCTCTGGAATGTCCAAGAAATAGTTAGCTTCCGGTTCCAAACTCGAGTCGATTGATTGAATAAAATGCGGCGTTTCTCTGAATAAATAAATGCTCGGGCTTAGCGGAAGATGATTGATGGAGAGCATAATAAGGTCGGCATCTAGGCCGTAAATGACGGTTGTCTCGGAAGCATGTTTCTCTACATTTTTTCGAATGTAATCGAATAACTTATGCTCTCCTTCACCGGCCTCGTTACTGCCGCTAACAAGAATATTCAACGATGTTTCGTTTTTAGCATTTAAACCATTAAAGTGCGCCTTAGTTATCGCATTCAATTCGGACATGAATATGGTCCCAGGCGTAATCGCAGCGGTATTCCATACTTCCCCGGCCTCCTTTTCAGGTTTCTTAAAAATCTCTCTGGAAACATCATTCTGATACGCGGACTTGTAACGGCGCTGGCGCTGCTGCTCCAACTTGGCTACAGGCGCGACACCGTCGAACGCGATGATGACGGTTTTTTGCGGCTCCACGATGCTAATATAATACTCTATTTTTTCGATGACTTGTCTAATAATGGTTAGACCGATGCTTTCAGTCATCCCACTGCTTTTCGGGTCAAAAGACATTTTACCGTAAGCATCATAGATGATGGAATTACAATCGAGATACAAATTATCGACTCTTAAGACATTTTTGAAATATTTCTTGATGATTTTCGGATGATTTTTAACTATATAGGAAAAGTAGCTAGGAATGCCCATGTTTTGTTAGTTTATATATATTGTGTAGAGTGGTGTTTAATATATTTTAATATATTTTAATATTTAATATAGTTAAAACTAACAATAGAATTTTTTAGTTAAAATCTAGTAATAGATATATATATATAATAATAATGACTAAAGTGATGGCTGAAAAAAAAACATCACAGACGACGACTGATATAATAGCTTTAATTTCCAAGAAGGTTGCTTTTTTCGAAGATGTTATTCAGAGGACAATTTTACATGTACAAAGGAACAAGATGTTAGATATAATAAGCGTAAGTGAGGTAAATAATTGTATACAGATGCTGTTTGAGCTAAGCATCAAAGTGAAGGAGATTAACCTTCAATCCGGAACATATGTCTCGTCGGAGACAACCGACAATATAATCAATGTTTTACAGAATATAAATAATGAATTATCGACTATATTTAAAATCTACGGGACCGACAAATTTGAGGACCTATTGTGGATATGTTTTGGTAACAATTCAGTAAATGCTTATGCGTCTTTGGAAACGGAGAAGCAGAAATTCGAACTTTTAAAGAAGTATTTCCATCCGACTAGTTACAAAATGTTGAATGCGAATAAAGCAACAACATCAGTAACAGTAGCAACATCAGCAGTAACAGCAATACCGCCTTTTTCGTTGTCTTCGCCAACTTTTTCAGAGAAATCCAAGAACTTGGATGCCACTGATGTTAGTATAAAGGTCAAGCAATTTCATTTAAAGGTCTACGGCTTACAAATAATTGTTCATAACAAAAAGAGTCTGATTATTTACGGCATTGTGGATGACATAATAGTGGATTTATTAGATAACTTATTTATCAATACAAAAATGAAAGCAATCAAGGATTCTGTGCCGAATTCACCAGAATTTAAAGACGAAGCATTTGCTAAATATGTTAAATCACTTTTGTTAAAGGATTTTTTGATTTATAACGAACCATGCGATGTTTATTCGAAATATATCGGATATTTAAGCAATTTAGCTGCGATAAATCAAAAGACAATTGGGCAAACAGTAAAAGAGTTTATTACGGCGGACCTGTTTTCAAAAAGGTCCACCATCATACAGCTTTTAATCAAGTCGGACAAACACGATAACCAGTATTTGGCCTATTTACTATATGATTTGATGTCGAATGATTTAAATAACAATTCTGTTAGCGCGGCAACGAATGTTAGCGCAACAACGAATGTAATCGACACGATAGAACAGACCACATTGCTCGACAGTTTTCCTTGGTCAATAAAGCAATATTTTAAAGATGCGATGAAGCGAACCATTCAATATACGAATGAACTAACAAATTTTGATAGCCAGAAGATTCCTTTAGAGCAGCAAATCTGTTTATTAAAGGCGCCTGATTCGGTAAAGGAAAAAGCGATGCAGAAGCTGAAGGAAATAAAAGCAAAATCGGAGGATTCGGGGTCGAAAGCGCGCCAATACTTGGATGGTCTGCTAAAAATCCCATTCAACATTTTCAAACGCGAACCGATTTTGACATTGATGAGCGAAATCAAGGCAGATTTTACGAATTTAATAAAGGGAACCGCTGTTTTGGATAATATATATATAAAAGAACTTAAAGAAAAGCACAAATCTGGATGCGCGTGCGCTTATACAAGTTTGGAAATCGTCCATTATTTGAAGCAATTTAAGCCGGAATTGGTTGATATAAATGACAATGATATAAATGACAATGATATAAATGACCATGATATAAATGACAATGACACAAACATATTAAGTCAACTACAAAAAACATCTAAAAGCGAATTAATAACCTATGTATTAAAGGTAAATGAATTTATAATCAAGCACAAACTAACAAATAAGAAGATTTGCTATTCGGGCAAAACGGTCGCGCAAATAGTAAATATATTACACACTTTCTTAAAGGAACATAAGGATAAAGAGCTAAACGAGATTTTTTCTTTAGAAAAAGGAAAAGGAAAAGGAAAAGAAAAAGAAAAAGAAAATAGCAGTCAACTCATTTTAAGAACCCAACTCGCCGCAAAATATGAACAGATAAATACATATATGAATTCTGTAACCGGCACACTAGACGCCGCGGTTCACTCGCATAAAAACGCGAAAAAGCAAGTAGAGCGGATAATAGCGCAATGGATTGCCGGCAATGACAACTCTGGTTACATATTAGGGTTCGAGGGCGCGCCCGGAATTGGCAAGACCACTCTGGCAAAAGGGTTGGCCAATTGTTTAAAAGACGACAAAGGAGTTAGTCGGCCATTTTCGCTAATCGCCATTGGAGGCGACGCTAATTCATCTAGCCTAGTAGGGCATTCTTACACTTATGTTGGATCCACTTGGGGGCAAATTGTACAGATTCTTATGGACAAAAAATGTATGAATCCTATCATTCTGATTGATGAAGTGGACAAAATTAGCAAGACCGAACATGGTAAGGAAATAATAGGTATTCTGACACATTTGTTAGATACGACTCAAAACGATGGATTCCAGGATAAGTATTTCTCAGGAATAGATCTGGACCTGTCTAAGGTGTTGTTTATTTTATCTTATAATGATGTGGATGCGATTGACAAGATTTTGTTAGATCGTGTCCATCGAATCAAGTTCGATAATTTGTCAATTGAAGACAAGATTGAGATAGCTAACAATCATTTATTGCCGGATATTTACAAGAAAGTAGGGTTAGAAGGGATGATTAGAATAGAACCAGAAACGCTGAAATTTATTATTGAGGAATATACTTTGGAGCCGGGTGTTAGGAAATTGAAACAGAAGCTTTACGAGATTGTTGGTGAAATAAATTTAGAAATTATGAAATCCAATGTTTCTTTTAATTCTCCACTAACTAATTCTCCACTAACACAAATAATCGTAACGATTGACGATGTCAAGGCGAAATATTTCAAAGACAAGCGTGAGATTCGAGTACAGCGGATTGCTGATGAGAGTCGGGTTGGGTCAATTAACTGCCTTTACGCGACGAGTTTAGGGTCCTCTGGGATACTGGCTGCTAGCGCAAAATTCTTTCCGGCGACCAAATTCCTGGAACTAAAGCTGACTGGCCTGTTAGATCAGATGATGCAGGAATCGTTTCAAATTTCGCTGACGATGGCTTACGACATGTTAACCGAACTACAGAAGAAAGCGCTCTTAACAAATCAGGCCAGTTCGGGAATTCATCTCCATATGGGCGACGGATCGGTGTCCAAAAGCGGCACTAGCGCTGGCATTGCGATAACATTGCTGATGTATAGTCTGTTAAGTGGGCGAAAGATTAAGAACACCTTTGCGGTTACAGGAGAGGCGTCGGATTTAAATGGAAAAGTGGGGGAAATTGGGGCGCTATCATATAAATTCAAGGGCGGTATAAAAGCGGGAATAAAAAGTTTCATATTTCCGAAAGAGAATGTGAAGGATTATGACGAATTCATTAAAAAATATGGGGAAACTGACCTAGTAAAGGGAATCAGTTTTTACCAAGTGGGTCATATCGATGAAGCAGTCGCGTTAATTATGGAATAATGTTTCGATGATTATATATTTCGATGATTATATATTTCGATGATTATATATTTCGATGATTATATGCCGCATTCCTTAAAACAGATGTCTAAAATAAGAAATTATAATATATTAAAATTATATATGAATGCACCTGTAATGGCACTAAATCTAACTAATTCGATTTCTAGTAACACTCCTGTTTCTATATTGGAAGCATTATCTCTATACTCGCCATTGATAACAATGTTATCCATTTTGATTTTTTCCATCTTTTCATCTGCTTTATATAAAGGTTTGTTTTACATCGCAAGCGTATTGTGTGTAACTGCGGCAAGAATGGGGTTTTTATTTACATTTGTTAAAGAATATGGCACAGAAGCCAATGAAAAGTGTAAAAATGGGAGATTAATGCCCTATACCGGGCGAACATACAGCACCTTTATCATGATGTATACCGTATGCTATTTTGTTGTGCCGATGATCATTCTGACGAAGACAAACGACGAAAATATGGTGAATCCTTATGTTGTCGCATTTTTCGCTGCTTATATTTGCTTTGATATAATCATGAAATTATATTTGATGGAGTGTATAACTTTTGGAATGGGTCTTATTGGTGACTTTTTATTAGGCGGCGTGGCCGGGGCCGGGTTAGCATTGCTTTTGTTTTACGGCGACCAGATCTCGTTGATGTTTATAAATGAGCTGAATAGCAACAAGGAGGTCTGTTCGGTGCCTTCCAAGCAGAAATTTAAATGCGTTTTGTATAAGGACGGGATGATAGTAGGCTCTTCCGTGCCTGCATAGATTTAAAATTTGTGACAGCATAATAATTACACCATTTTACATATACTGTTATTTAAACTATTTAAAGACAAATAATTAATATATGTATAATGGAATTAAACGAAGAACCAGAAATATATAAACTTATCAAAGATTATGATAATTATTCTATTAGCAATTTAGGTAATGTAAAAAATAATACAAATAATACAAATAATAAACTTTTAAAAATACAAAAATCATCAAGATATTCAACAATTAATTTAAATCAAAATAATAAAAGAAATGCATTTTTAATTCATAGACTAGTCGCACAAGCATTTATACCAAATCCTGAAAATAAATTAACAGTTAATCATATAAATCATGATAAATATGACAATAGAGTTACAAATCTTGAGTGGAATACTCAAAAAGAACAAAATGACTATAATTATAAAACAGAAACAACAAAAAGAACTACATCAAGAGCTAGAAGTGTTGCATGTTTTGATAAAATAACGAATGAAAAAATTATGGAATTTAGGACAATGGCAGAGGCATCGGAATGGCTTTACGCAAAAGGAACATCTAAATGTATAGATTCATGTTTAGCTGGAATAAGAAATTCTATAAATTCAAATCATATGTGTCATGGTTATAGTTGGAAATATACTGATCTTGATTGTAAAAATTTAGATAATGAGATTTGGAAAGAAATACCTGAAGAATTTACATTAGGTAAAAATAACTATTGGGTTTCAAATAAAGGACGATATAAAAATAATCGAGGTAAAATTATTAATTTTAAAAGTGGTTTTCATTATATTACAATATCTTTTAGAAATAATGATAAACATATTATGCATCAATTTCATAGAATTATAGCTTACTTATTTGTTCCTAATTTAGAAAATAAATCATTTGTAAACCATATAGATGGTAATAAAGAAAATAATTATGCTGATAATTTAGAATGGGTTACAAAATCAGAAAATACAAAACATGCTCATGCAACAGGATTAATTAAAAAAAATTCACGAAAGGTTAATCAGTATGACAAATCAGGCAACTTTATAGCACAATTTGAATCTATAAAAGGAGCAGGTATATTATTAAAATTAGATAAATCTACTATTGGACATGTTTGTGCAAAAGATCGTCCAGGAACTAAAACTTGTGGTGGATTTGTATTTAAATATGCAGATCAGGATCAAATGAACGTATAATATATATATTAAAACAGCTTAAAGACAATTCCGTAACAATATTAGTATTCAAATATGGAAGAAAAATATAAGGCGCTTTTGGAACAAGTGATACCTATTACGAAATCATCGGTAAATCAAATAGAAAAAAGAGCTGGATATGATTTTAATATTTTGATTAAGATGGCGCTAAATAAATCGAATAATTTAGTTCTGGTATTTTTTCATGACGCAATCGAGCATTTAATTAACCATTTTTCTAAGGAATTTGATGAGCTAGTTACAAAGAGAGTCGATTGGGAGAATTCATATCATAACAGCTACGAGTTGCTTCATGAAATTGTGTCCGCTATTCTACAATCAATTACACGCAGAGAAAAGTTGGCTAAACTTAGAGCTTTTTGTTTGGAGTTTTAATTGTCTTGCGCCTTTTCACATTCTGGTCTTAAACATAATCCGCCATATATTGGACTATGTGTAAATGTAATTTTATCTATTTGTTCGTCGGTTCGTCGGTTGGAAGGGATATAATATTTGCCGCAGTAATATTTACTGTAATACTACACTTGGAACAATATAATTGAGCCTGGTTTATATTAGTTTCCTTTGTTAAAGCATACATAAAGAAATCCATCGTCGAAAGAGAATCTTTTTGCTATTGTTTGTTTATATTGGTTGTTTATATCGGTTTATATCAAGGATATAAGTATTTCAATTTCTTTATTTATTTATTGAAATACTTTCTTACTATAATATATGCCTGAACAATTAGCTATATGGGTCCCATCAGATTTAAATTCTGCTTCCAAAACCAGGTTAATCGCGGACCACATGATTGCCCATGGAAATGTTACACAAATTGATGTTAATACAGATTATCACAATAATTTTACAGAATATTATGACAGACATATTCGACAAGGAGAAACTACTACTACATTTTGCTATAAAGACGGAATAGGCATCAATGTAGGATATTTAATTGATAACGCGAATAAAAAAA